TCCATCTGAATAGGCAAATATATTACCGGCTATAATAGCGATTATAACAACCCACCATGTATTATATAAAACTACCACCCCAACAAGCGCCGCAACAACCGCAGTTGTAGTTGTTGACAAGACTAAATGATAAACTATTACTGGAATAAAATAACACCAATATTTTCTAAAGAAGAACGGTAACGAAATCGCTATAAATGCCGCAAAGAAATTACCATTTTCTAAAGTACCAACTGCCAAATTAGCTACTGGATTGGTTGTTTTAAGGCCTATATAATTTAGAAAACCAACATAAGGAAAGCATCCATATTGTTGTGGTATCGCTATTAAGCATTGGGCTATAACCGCTACACAAATCCAGTTATAAAAGAATTCTATTTTTTCGTTTGAATTAATTACTAATAATAAAATTATATATCCAGCTAAGATATAAGTTGCCTGGTCTGTTGTTAAAAAAGCTATAATTCCAAATTTAGGATTAAATAAAGTAACAACCCATGAAACAACAACCCAGGTTGCTATGTAATATCCGAAAAACCTTAGCCAGATATTCTTAATTTGAGAAGAAACCGCAGCAAGGGCAATCATCATAAATACAATGAGTTGCCCATGCCTTGGTCTTCCTGGTGAAATCCAAAGCAGGGGTAATAATACAAGTCCTATTTGGATTATCTTAGTTAGCATCTGTCCATGTTCCCAATTCTCTTGGAACCCATGTTGAAATACCAGTCGCTACTAATGTTACTGACTCACCTGCTGCATCTGCCCATATTGAATCACCAACGGCATCAGTCAACCTAAGAATTATCGAAGTATCCGGTGGATTAATTACAACGCTCTGAGCCGTACTTACTGTAAATGTGTACTGTAATCCTAACGCCCATGCTGGGAGAGTGTAAGTAATAGAACCGGTTGCTCCATAATTATCAAACACCTTGCCCTTATCGGTGGCAGCCACACTATATGCAGCAGTTTTGGTATTAACATCTGAAGTGATTGCCACACCATTAGGGGTTGATAATGTCCCTATTATAGTGCAGTCTTCAATATACATACTCTTCCATGACTTAACGGCATACCCTGCCGATGCTACAAAACAAACAAGTAGCACGACCATTAAGCTTATACTTAATTTATTTCTTTTCATCTTTACCTCCTAATCTTTCCAGATTCTTTTTCTCTGCTGTAACCTTACTTAACATATCTTTGACTTTGGCAAGTTCATCCCTTAAACCAGAAACCTGAGCTTCAAGAGATACTTTCTTTTTATGAAGACCAAGTTTTTCAAAGTGGCTTGGGACTTCTACGTCTTCATTAAACTGATAAACCTCATCAGGAGTATGAATACGCCCCATAAAGATATTTTTTTTGCAGCAAAGATAATCATAAACTTTCATAAAACCCCCTTTGTTTAGTGGCTACTCCCATTACAAGAATAGCCACAACCCTCTATCCTATTGTTAAGAAAGCATTTAACTTGCCTGAAGCAAGCGTAGTTGAACACGTATAATAAAGTTCAAGATACCTTGCCATCCCCTCAGGTAGAGATACTTTCCTTAAAAGACCCGCCGTGAGAAGACTTGATGTAGCTGTAGCTGGTAAAATGGTCATCCTCGATGTATAAGTATCTCCATCTGGGCTGTCTTTTAATTCAATCGTTAATGTGTTTGCGCTTGTATCAAACGCTGTATCCAACCAAACTTCAATGAAAATGGGATTGCCCTGCCCCAAATTAAGGCTGGCAGCCCCACAATCAATCTCGTTTTCAGACGCAGCAGTGACCGTAACTGCCTGACCATCTGAAAATATTAACTGTTTATCAAGTATCATAATATCCTCCTATGAAATGGCAGTTTCAGTAATAAGAAGTTGATCTACCTTCCGTACTGGATGCCCTTTAAAAAGTGTTACTGGTGCGCCAAAAGCCTCTCCTGGTTGCCAATCTACATTGGTCTTATCTTTGGCTCTAATATCCATCTGCGAAAGCATGGTCTCGTTCATGTAAATTGCAGCTCCGGCTCCACGCCCGGGCATGTGATTCAACGCCTTAATCAAAAGATCGTCATCAAAGATATTAGAAGCTCCGGCAGATTCTATATTAGCAATCCTCTGTACGTTCCTGTCGTCTCTGATTACTATTCCGGCATTGACTACAAAGTTTGACCAGTACGCCATATAAGGATTATAAGACGAATCGTATGCTACTGACTTACCAAGATCAGTTCTCTTAACACCCATTGACTGAGAACCCCTCGGATATACAAGATGAACCTTGTTAGCACCCCACTGGATAATCCAGATTGAGGCCGTATCATCTCCTGTCCCACCGGCATCCCAGACATTGGCATCTGTGGTCGCATCATAAGCACCACGAATAGTAAGTCCGTTTATCTGCTCTGGATCTGTTGCGATATTCCCATAAAAGAATTTCTCAACAAGATTCTGTCCAAGACCTTCGACAAAGGCCATATCCTCACTTGATCTGAATTGAGTTGGATTAGGTGCATTATCTACGAGAAAACAATCCACCTTAGAAAATGCTTCCAAAATCCCTATCGGTTCTCTCACCTGAATGGTACTTGAACTTTCCTCTGCCACACCTTCGTTGATCCTTCTCCATGACCCAGTTGGCAATGAAGCCCTACGGGTATAAACATGCGATGTAATATCGTTTGCCTCTACCCATGCGGCATCCTGGATAAGTTCGTTATCCTGATTCATAACTTCCGCAATCGTGAGAAGTTCTTTGTTGTTTGTTCGTTTAGCCAGTTCAATTAAAGTAAGCTGGCCTCTTATTGCGAGTTCACTCATATCTCCTCCTTAATGGGAGACTACTTTTTCATGTCAGGGCTGGAAGGGTAATCAAATAATGGCATTCCATCTGCACCACGTTTGACATCTTTAGCCCCTCTATCCCCAAGAACAAGTGTGTCCTCAGACATAGCCTTCCCAATATTGTAAAATGTTTTTATAAGTACAGGGTCATTCCCCATACCAGTATCGTCCATGTATTTCTTAAATTCATCTCCACCGAACTTCTGAACAGCACGCCCCATAAGCTCTATGTTCTTTGGGTATTCACCGCCCCATTCGTTTTTTAATCCCATTGAGGCTTTCTCAAGGTTAGCAGTACGGGTTTCTTTATCAACCGTATGCGCTCCTATAGACCCTTCCATATACCACTTATAGAATCCTTCTACTTGCGCCTGTGTTGCCTTTAATGAATGCGCTGTATCTAAAAACTGACTAACTACATCGTCACTATAAGGCATACCTTCCGGTAGTTCGGGTTTTTGGATTTTATATCCGTTTACATCATCCGGCACTCCTATTGCCTTGTAATAAGCTGCCGTTTCCTCTGCCGTTGAGTTTTCATTCAGTTTTGGAATGGCATTCTCCAATTTCCCTTTAAGCTCTGAAACACTCCCCTTCGTTGAAATATAGTCATTTGCGAAATCACCTATCTTTTCAAATCCGGTAAAAGCTTCATTGTCTCGCAGGTCTGTAGGAAGCTGCGCTCTCCAACCATCATTCTCACCCATTATAAATCTCCTTTTGTTAAGGTAATAAAAAAGGCGGTATAAACCTCACCATGAGATTCGTACCGCCTTAATTGTCTTAATAGCGTTATTTTATTCTGTTAGTTTAATTGTCTCCTCTTTCTTAACGTAAACAATCTTACCTGATTCAAACTTAATCATTAAAGAACCATAGAATTTCTTTATAATTAATTCTTTAATAATATTAATTAGTTTGTCTATCATACCGTTGTTAATGCAATAGTGTTAGGCACTGCATCGGCCGCATCAACTTCGGTCTTGCGTAGAAACAAACCACCTAATATCGCTCCTGATGTGGTTGATGTGATCTCGTACCTGTAATATTTGTCAATGTCATAAACCTTTGTTTGCTCTCTCTTAAATGCTATTGTTCCACCCTGTGAATATGCCGCCATTATTATTCCTCCTTTTTATACCCAATTCTTGCCACTTCTAATAATTTCTGAACCAACAATTTAACATTACTTTCTTTTAATATCCCCGCATGATGTAGCATCCTGATTAATGTGTTCCTTCTTGCCACTTCTTCAGGTGTTTCTATTTCCTCTAAAAAATGGTTCTCAATTAATAAATGCGCTAACACCTTCTGCCCATGTGGAGAATCAAACATTAACCTGTAATCATCAGATGTTATGTCATATTTAGGCACGTCCTTAGTTAGAAATTCTCTTAGCTTAGTCATTATCATTGTCCAGCCATCTTATCTATAATCGAGTTAGGTTCAACAGCTTTCGAAACACCAGGCGCCGCTTTAGCAGCTCTCTCCATCATCTCTGCCTGTTGCATTGCCTGCATCTGCTGCGCTCTTGCCTGACGTGCTATATTGGCATCATCTACTGATATAATAGCGTCCTGTGGGAAGTTGTTTGAATCAAGTATCTTATCTACAACTACATCAAAGTTAATCCTATCCATCACCTCAGGTCTGACTTGCGCCATAGGAGCTATCATTTCTATCGACCGTGTTATTGATTGAGACTTGACTAATTGCTTTTGCGCCTGTGCTAAGGGGCCAAGATACTCAACTTCGATATTAGTCTCTCCTCTCTCATATAAAACCTGCGGTATAGGCGGCATTCTCCCTGCATCTGTCTCAATCTGAAATACTCTATCAATAGTGTTATCAAAAAAATCCCCATTAAGCCGTCCTACAACCGCACCTAACATCGCACCTTTCTCGCCCTGCATCTCCATGACCTGTGGAACTGTTAGCTGTCTCCCTTCCATTGCGGCTCTTGAAAGTAACATAAAGAACTCTATATGAAAGTGTTTCTCTATTGAATTTTGTAATCTGTCCTGTTGATTCTCACCAGCTGGTAAAGATGAAGGAACATGCACCGGTGTTACTACTCTATCGGGTTCGTCATAATAATTCTTTCCACGTGGTTTGATACGAACCTTACCTCTCATTTCCTTTGGTACATTATAAGCAGGCTCTACAGCTAATTGTGAAGCCTGATACATTGTCTTACTTATCTGATTTATTCCAAATATCTCAACTATCGCATCAGCAGCAGGACTCCGGCCATATATCTCTCCTGAATTAACTCTATATCTCCATGTTGAATAAGGGAATAAATTATATCCGTTTTCATTCAGTATTTTATTATCGCCTGTTTTCTCTAAATATACTGACTTAAAAGGCTTATTCCGTGAATCGACTTTGTCATATTGTCTTTTATCGTTAGGATATACAGCATGTAAAAACTCAAACTCAGTTTCAGGACTTTTCTCAGCAGCCTCCTTAATAATTTCAGATACATTATCAAACTGCGAATATGCGTTTCGTGCAGTCATTTTGTATTTTCTGAATAATACATCAACATCACCAAACCTGTTTACAGCTATATAAGATTCATTGGGATCAATAACTTTAAAAACTACCCTGTCATTACCAACATCCTCCTCAGCATACATTACAGCCGTGCCTATAGAACAGCCATCAAAGAAATACTCAGGCGTTACAGCATAGAAATTAGATCTGTTGAAAGCATAATACAACTGCTCGGCGCTGTCTTGTAGATATTGTTTAACCTCTGGTATTTGATTAATCTCCCTGCGTGCTATTCTTAGTCTAAACCATTCCATACTCGGTGAACATAAATACCCAAACAACCCATCAGCATGTTGCTGGCATGCGCTTCTTGGAGTTCCATCGTATATCTCAAGACCCTTCTTCTTACCAGGTGTTTCATCCCCCTTGACGTTAGAAGACCTGGGAGCTACCAAATCAGCTATATCCTGTCTTAAAGATTCATAATCTAATCTTATCGACTCTACCTGACCAAACCTTCTGCGTATCTTGCCTGCGTTAGTTTCTTCCATGTCATGCTCCAAGTAGGGTCTTTTTACCCACAACAGCTTCTTCAGTTACACCCTGTGCGCTTGTTAAGATAGTTGCCTTCCTCCCCTTCATCTTTCTTATCCGTGCAGCTTCTTCATCAGCCTTAATCTGAATATTAGGATCTGTTTCCTTTGGTAACTCAGGAATAGGTTCTATTTTCGGTATTGCCGGACTGCCGCCTCCCATAAAACTCATAATAACCTCACATTCCGTCTCTCATTATATTAAACTCTCTTGATTCCTGCTTACGCTGAAAATCCTTCATTGCCATCATATTCCTTGAAGCCATGTTACTAAAATCTAATCCCATGAAATCATCAGCTAACTCTGGCATATCTGTTCTGAAATCAACTATCCTTGCCATACAATCTAACATGTCATCATGAACACTAAAGGGGAATAACTTGTATTCTTCCTCTATAAATATCCTTGTTAGGTTCTCTCGCTTGCCATCTAATGTCCTCTTAATACAAGTCTCTGGAATAAAGATTCTACCTTGTTCAAATAATGGTATCAACTTTCTAATCCTGTCTTCTTTCTTGACCTGACCACCTATTGACTCAATTCTGAACCTGTAATTCTCCCTGTCCATCCTGTCTTGATAATGCTCTATGTCTGATTGCATACCATATTTTTCATAGACTACTTTATCAGGTTTGTATTGCCTCTGTAATCTAAAGAGTTCATTCGCTCTCTCTGTGAGATTTAACCGGTCTCTTACCCACTCAATTACATAATAATTACCATCCGGCCCTAATCCCCATACTGTAAAGACTGTAAAATCGTTCGTGGTCTTTTTCTCACCAGCAGGATCACAAACTAAATAGATGTTCATGTTGGTATAGTTGCTGGCTGGCCAAGTTTGTATCCATTCGGGCTTTAACTCCTGCATCTCCTCTGCGACAGGATTAAGTAACATCTGACAGTTCTTAACAGCATATCCTTCTGCTATATAATTGCCAGTTTCTGTTTGGATGTTATAAACTGTCCTATTGCCTATTGGTTCAATAGACACCAACTTATCTTTGTTCGATTTGCCAAAATCTCTTGTTCCATATTTATATAAAGCATCTATTATTTTGTATGACCTAACCGGCTTACATATATTCAAAAACCTTATCTTTTCCTGTCTTCCACCTCTGATATAGTATGCCTTAGCTTTTTTATGATTTACCCCATCCCTGAACCCACTATCTATAGTACTTGTTCCATAATCAAATCCTAAACTACCAAGAACTTCTGTAATCTTTTGGCATACATCAGGATTATGTTCACTACTCTGGTGAAATTGGATTGTATTACCGGATACCGATCCTTCTCCATCGAACATACCAGCTAACCAGCCAACATCCCTTTTATTATAATTCATTCTCATTGGTATTGGATCATATACTGAGATAGCACTCTTTAGATCGGCTTTATTAAAGCCTAACGGAACGTAAGTTAAATGAGTATCATTGCATCCAATATCACTGCCACGTCTCCCAGTATAGAACTTATGGTCGGGTGTGCAAATAACGCTCCTACCACTTTCAAACGTAAACTTTGCTACATTAGATAGTCTTGAATTTACCGCAACAACTCTTGATTTAATTAATTTCGATTTGCTTTTTTTGGGGAACTCATACCCGACAACAACGTCATTAACCTTTACGTCCTTGATATCTAACGCCGTCCAATCGCCCATAAGAACCTTTGTGCCACCAACAAAACAACTAAAGACATAAGGCCCCATGTCTCTACGCTTAGTAGTAAGGCTCTCAGGACTTATTAATACAGGCCTTCCGGTCTGTGTGCCATCAACTGTAGCCGGATACTCTCTTGGTATTACACTCTTACGATCCTTCATTACATGGTATGTATCTGCAAAGTGATATCGTGTCCCTATGTATCTCGCCTTGCCGCCTTCTGTGCCTAAGTTCTGTGAGAGTTCCCATGCCTGCGTTACCTTGCGTATCATATCAGGCGTAGTGACTGACTTCTCTGTTATAACATCATCATAGACTCTAAGTTTGTAATGCCTCCCGGTCGGCATACCATCCACAAGGCCCCATGCCTCAACTGTTGACTCCTTTGGATTGCTATCACGCTTGACCACAATACCATCATCTTCTGACCACTTAGGCGCTTCACGGCGAGGATTAGCCCAGAATATATCCGGGAATAAAGTCTTGAGTTCCTCATTAGTCTCGAAGTCGGTCTTGATTTGCCGCATGAAACTCTTTGCAATAGGACGGATAAAGCTAAATATGCCTACTGTAATACAGGGATCATTAAGTATATCCTGAATAGTCTTGCCATATGTTATGATACTGCTTTTATAATGGTCCCGGGCCCACAGGTCAAGGTAGCCGTTTGGTCTTGCTTCGACCTCTCGACACCGATCAAAGAGCCAGTCCCGATCAATATCAGGCCGGTTGAGTGTATAGACTAATAAAAAGAAAAGATCGTTTTGGCATAAATATCGCTTAGCCGCCTGAACCTCGTTAGTCTTCTCGGCTTGCTCTATGATATCTAAATAACCCTTGTGTGTGTCGAGTCTATTCATTTTTTTTTGGCCGTGGATTAAAGAAGCTCCCGCCCGTGGCAATAGTTGCCTTTGGTTGTGTACACTTTATCTTTTGTTTAAGGTTATCAATAACTTGTGCTTTACCGTCTCTCGGTAGCTTATATCTACTTTTATCCAGTTGGGTATCTAAATAATCATATTGTGTACACACTATACCTATAATCTTACCATTTCGTGTAATCTGAAAGGGTAAATCCATTAATTGTGTACTCAATCCCGATCTTAATATTCTGATGTTTACTTGCCGCATCCGCAGGCCCCCATGATATAGCATATAATTACTAAGATCAATCCCAAGTCAAGCATACCTTACCCCTCTCCATTGACTATAGTACACTGTGGCTCGACCACAGGCGGTCTGTTTTTGGTAATATTGGCCTTGATTTTATCTTTGAGCTGATCTGATACGTCTTTAATCGTGAGTGTGGTATCTGATATAGTGTGTTCCGCCGGATATGCCTGCTGTAGTTTGAGGGCTTCCACGCTTGCTTTTAGCCTGATACCGTGTGCGATGAGAGCATCAGAATATATTAGCCCATCCCTCCCCTGGAATACCTTGGTTTCGTGCGCTTCCATGCTTTCCTTTAGTTTTTGGACTGTGTAATCTAATGTAATACCATGTGTATTTAGCGCCTGGGTGATAGGTGATAGAATTGTTGCTGGTGTATCTTTAGGATCAGGTGGTGTGTTGGTATAATCTGAGGTGCTCATGTATTAAT